GGCCCGGTTAAGCGGTGCCAGTTCATCCATGGCGATAAAGCGCTCCTCGTTGCGGTAAACCGCCATACGGTCTGTACCGCCTACACCCGCGCCCTTGCACCAGTTTACGCCGCCGATCACCAGATTGGAGCCGTTCTTCTTCGCAACATTGTGTTCCATCAGAAAATCCAGGATGGTCTTTTCAGCCAGCTCCGACACCCGTCTGGTTGCAAGGCTGTTGTACTGCTCATACGGCATGGTGATGTGGTTCGGGATCGCCGAAAGATCATTTGCACACGCACTCCACACCATCAGGATGGCGTCGTTCACGTCCTGCAGGATCTGATCCGGAGTCTTATCCTTCCACCTGGTAGAACCGGTGCCGTTGTCTGCTGCATTTGTAGCCGGCACATTCGGGTTATTGAGCGTACCGGTGGTTCCATACTTCTTGATTCCGACATAGGTATTACAGTCCATGTGCTTATCATAAGTCAGACGTACACCGTCCTTTAGCAGGCTGTCATAATTCCGGCCGGTCAGGTTGTTTTTCTGCATATCCAGCCACATCACCCGCAATCCAACAGATACGGCATGGGCCTTGTACAGCTCCTGGCCGAAGTCCGCCTGTACCATCGGGATGCCATTGGCACCGCCGGCATGCACGATACCATCCTCGCTACCGCCGGTTACACCATACCCCACGTTCATGGCCGAAACATAGTCGACCCAGCCGCCGCCGACTCTGATCGGGATGTCCCGCGGATAAGTGACAGAGGTCAGGGGTTCACGCACCAGCGGATCCCTCTTCTCAAGTTCGGATTGCAGGAACGCTCCGCCGCTGGCGACTGCCTGGGCATCCATCGTCCGGAATCTTCCGCCGGTAGCTGCCGGGGTGGATGAGGAGGACCGTACCGTCCCCGCATCAAATACACCCATGTTCTTATATTTGTCCATTTGTATTACCTCCTACGCTCTATTAATTGTCTTGATCCGGAGCTCGGCAACACCGTTTACATCCTTGCCGCCTCTCCATTCACAGTTAGTGAGTTCCACCGTATTTGTTCCGTCTGCGGCCGCCTCAAAGCCGCCAATCTTTCCAGTTGGGATTGCTGCGTTCTCCGCAGTGCGGATATATGCCTTTCCACCCAGAAGCGGAGTCCCTACGTTGCACAGCACGTTGATGCAGCCGTGCTTAAATACACTGGCTGCATCCAGTGGCTGATAAGCCCCCTCGTTCTGGTTCAGATAGTTCGTTGCGGACTTGATCTGGCGGGAAGCGATTCCCACAAAGTCCGCTGCCGTATTAGCCGGGCCAAATGCGATTACCGCACCGTCGGTGCCATAGACCAGCGGTGTACCGAACAATACCGCCCCACTGCCTCCCAGCGGATGGGTGTCAATCACCATATCCGGCTGCCGGGAATAGCTGCCGGCAAATCCATGATTCATTCCATTACCAATCACCTGACATTTCATTATTTTGTACCTCCATTCTTGTGCGGGTTGCGTTTGTCATAAGCGCTCTGGCAGGCATCCAGATCCATCTTAGGCTTGCTGTCAGCTGCCTTTTTCGCATTTTTCTGCGTGGTCTTCATGATCCTGGCGATATCACTTTTCTTCCTGCCAAGGCCCATGGAAGCCAGCAGGGTATCCGTTATGCGCCTGCGCTCTGCGTCGTCCTTAATCGTTGCAATGGCCGGACGCATGCTTTTCAGGATAGCTGCTACTGCGGCAGCGTCGCCAACGGACTCCGTTTCGTCATTGTCCATTTCTTCCGCCGGCACAACCATTGCTTCCTCATCATCCCCGGTTTCATCATCCTCTGTCTCGTTGTCCCCGGCCCCCTTTGCATTCTCCAGTACTTCAATTGCCTCATCCAGGGGAGATGTTTCGGATTCTTCATCACCAGCACCGGCCTGAATGCCGACCAGTTTCTCCAGAGCGGCCAGAATCCGGTCAAGGCGGTCATCATCTTTGACTGGATCGTCGTCCCCTGTGGGAGTATCCGGATCGTTATCCTCAGCCCCCTCCAATGCTTCGGCGGCTTCGGCGGCATCTGCGGCCAGTGTCTCTGCTTCCTCCGGGGAAGCATCCCTGGCAGCGCGCGCCAATAATGACATCACACTTCCAAACTTCGTCTTCTTTTTCATTATCTGTTTCCTTTCCGGCTTTTCTGCCTGCTTAATCTGCTTTGAATCTAAAATCGCAGCTTTCTTTCCAGCCCGGCCAGCAGTGACGATCGCCACATGATTGCCGCGGATATTCCGCTGCGAATAGGTTCCGTCTTCATTCTCAACAAACTCGCAATCATAGCCGCAGCTAATCTCACGTTTGCCGTTCTGGACCTCCCGGATCAGGCTTTCATCCTGGATGTGAAGGTCCGCAATTACGTACCCTTCCCACTCACCGGTGCCTCTTCTGATATTCTGTACATGCCCTTTGGCATAAACGGCAAAGGTATCGGGTGTAAGCAATTCCGGCGGATGTTCATCGGTCGCCGGCTTTCCCTCAAAACTGGCCAGGGCAGCCTCTGAAAACACCTCATCCGGGGACCTGCATACCGTAATCATTTCGCTGCCCTCCAGCCCCAGTTCATCCGCGCGGTACTGCATATCACCGGTGCGGGCAATTGGGACATTCCGGCAAATCAAAAAGCCCTCGCCAGTTTCAAGCTGGTTAGGGCTTATCTTAAAACCATAATAACTGATCAAGTTACTACTCCTTCCTGTTGCGATTCGCAACTTTTAGGGTATAAACATACCACCAGCCTACTTGACCGATGGCATCTACATATCTGCTATGAACTTTTCGGCTTCCTTCTCGCTTATTTCCTCTATGCTCTCCAAAATGCTTGTATTTCCAATCTTATATGGTGAATCAGCCGGTTCAAATTCATCATATCCCATAATCCTGTCCATCAAAATATGATCCTTGTCAACAACCCAGCCTTTGCCCGGCGTATACACATAAGGGACATAATCTTCTTCTTTTCCTAATAAGTTCAGATCTTTGATGTGATAATAGGCTGTTCTCATTTACTTTACCTCCTTGATATTTGCCGGTATTTCCATTCCCTGTGATTGTTCCATCATTTTCTTTCTAAGTTCTATCGCTTCAGAAGATGCCGGATCTAACACCCGCCAGACCTTATAATCTTTATGCATCCGGTCTTTCACACCATAACTCTCCGGGGTATGGAATTGAATTTCAAAGCTCTGTCCCTTCGTCTCGCCCTTCGGTGTCCTAAAGGTGCAGTTGATGCCGTTGTAAGGATTGCCTTTGTTCTTCCAGAAATTCTTAACCTGTACAACCTCATATCCTTTTTCCTGCAATGCTCCCATTACGTTCTTGTATGAATCTGCAAGAGATAACGCACTATCCTGATAGGTATAACGGATTACGTCATTCGTTGAACTGATAGTATCCTTTATTTTTTGAGGATCCAGACTGTGCCCGCTCTTTGTCCCGACTTTTCGCAAGAAGGAATCTTTCCCCTTAACCCGGTTTTCCAGGCCTGCCATGTTCACGCCGGTGGACTTTGATACCGACATCAAATCTGCCGTGATCTCCGGCTCTTTTTGAATGATCTTATTATAAGCATTCGTCTTGCGGTAGGATGCCTGGGACTTCTTCCATTCCTCACCTTCATTATACTTCAACTCCTGGAATTTGGCAAAGTCTTTCGGCGCTTCATTTCCCAATACCTCGCGATATGCCTGGTGCTGCTTCTTATCACTTAGCAGCTGCTGCCGGGCAGCTGTCTTCTTCCGGTATTCCTCGATCTGCCGCTTACTTCGCGGGTCGACATCAAGCGGATTTTTCTCCGGATTGGAGAAGTCCTTATCACGCTGGATCTGCTTATCGGTCTTCCCGATCGTCGTATACTTCACAATTGAGTGCAGGCAGTTGGGATGGATATTCAGGTACGTGTTTGTCAGGTCATTCGGCCCCGCCGGATTAACCTTGCCAAATGCAAGACTAAGTGCCGGATAGTCCGGATCCCTGCCGGATTTGCTGTATACCCGGTCTTCCAGTGGTGCACAGATCGGACAGGTAGTCCCGATCTTAACAATGCGGTATAA